TACTGTGGCCATTTGGTTATTCCTCCGTTGGAGACGTTACTTTCGAATCGGCGGCCTACGTCGCAAGATATATTATGAAAAAGGTAACAGGAAAAAATGCAAAAGAACATTACACAGAGATTGACCCTGAATCAGGGGAAATCACTACACGTAAACCCGAGTTTACAAAAATGAGCCTTAAGCCTGGTATTGGCTATGAATGGTATAAGCAATATACTTCCGATGTATATCCACACGACTATGTGATAGTTCGTGGAAAAAAAGTCAAACCTCCAAAATACTATGATAAAAAATATAAAATAGATCAACCGTATGAGTTTGACGAACTGCTTTACATTAGAGAAAAAAGTGCTAAACTGCACTTTGAAGACAATACACCAGAGCGATTGTTAGTTAAAGAACAAGTCGCAAAGGCAAAACTTCAAAAACTTAAACGTAACCTCACTTAAGGATAATTCCTCATGAAACTAGTACTTTGTACCGTAAAAGACCGCGCAGCTGATGCGTTCGGTCGTCCAATGTTTGTTCCTTCTGTTGGTGTCGCAATTAGGAGCTTTAGCGACGAAGTTAACCGCTCTGATGCTGATAATCAGTTATATAACCATCCTGATGACTTTGATTTGTACGAATTAGGAGAATTTGATGACAATACCGGACAATTCGCTTTACATGATCAACCAAAACTATTATCTTTAGGGAAACAGGTAAAAATACCTAAAGAATGATTTAAACAAAACCGACTCAAAGGAAGTATCTTTGGGTCGGAATAAACCTAGGAGCTCGTTAACATGCATCGCAATCAATCGGTAAATGTTCATCAATTTACAATGATTCCAAAGGCCGATATTCCTCGGTCGTCGTTTGACTGTCAGTCAACGCATAAAACAACCTTTGACGCTGGTTATTTAGTACCAGTATATGTAGATGAGATGCTCCCAGGCGATACATTTCGCCTGAATATGACGGCATTTGCCCGTTTGGCAACGCCACTATATCCAATCATGGATAACATGCATTTGGATTCGTTCTTTTTCTTTGTTCCAAATAGATTAATTTGGAGCAATTGGCAAAAATTTATGGGTCAACAAGCGAATCCTGATAGTTCGATTTCTTATGTTGTACCCCAACAAGTATCACCAACTGGTGGATACGCTATTGGATCGTTACAAGATTACATGGGGCTGCCTACTGTTGGTCAAGTAGGTAATGCAAATACTGTGTCGCACTGTGCTTTCTGGCCACGTGCATACAATCTTATATACAACGAATGGTTTAGGGATGAAAACTTACAAAATTCTGTTGTTGTGGATACTGGTGATGGTCCTGATACTGTTGCTAACTATACCCTTCTTAGACGTGGAAAACGTAAAGACTATTTCACATCTGCACTACCTTGGCCTCAAAAAGGTGCTTCCGTTACATTACCATTAGGATCAAGTGCACCCGTCGCATGGGACGGAGTTATTGGCACTGATCCAATGGCGGTATATTCAACGACTGTTGGTGCAAAACGGGTTTTAGTAACAAATCCCGGATTAAATCCATCGGGAATTACTTTAAGCGGAACTAATACAACCTCACCAGGACTATATGCTGATCTCTCTCAAGCTACTGCTGCAACAGTTAATCAATTACGTCAATCCTTCCAAATCCAAAAATTGTTGGAGCGTGATGCACGCGGAGGTACTCGTTATACTGAAATTATTAGGTCACATTTTGGTGTTATTTCTCCTGATGCTCGCTTACAGCGTCCCGAGTACATCGGGGGTGGATCAACCAATATTAATATTAATCCGATCGCTCAAACGTCGGGTACTAATGCTAGTGGAACTACTACCCCTATGGGCACACTTGCTGCTATGGGTACTGCCTTGGCTCATAACCATGGCTTTACTTACTCGGCTACTGAACATGGTGTAATTTTAGGGTTAGTTTCTGTACGTGCCGATCTTACATATCAGCAAGGTCTTGCTCGTATGTGGAGTCGATCAACCCGTTATGATTTTTATTTCCCAGCTTTTGCAACATTAGGCGAACAAGCCGTTCTTAATAAGGAAATTTATGTTACAGGTGCTTCTGGGGACAATGATGTATTTGGCTATCAAGAACGCTGGGCAGAATACCGATACTATCCTAGCCGCATTTCAAGTTTGTTCCGTTCTACTGCTGCTGGAACTATTGATGCCTGGCATCTTGCCCAAAAATTCACTGCTACACCTACGTTGAACACAACGTTTATACAAGACACACCACCAGTGAGTCGAGTAGTAGCAGTTGGTTCAGCTGCTAACGGACAACAGTTTATTTTTGATAGCTTTTTCGATTGTAAAAAAGCCCGACCAATGCCAATGTACTCAGTACCTGGCTTAATCGATCATTTCTGATATGTTTAGCGGAATAGTTGAATCTATAGGCAAGGCCGTAAGTGGCATCGGTTTAAAGGATGTTGTAACTCCTTTAATCGGTGCTACTGGTTCTTATTTAGGAACATCATCCGCTAATCAAGCAAATTTGCAATATATGCAAAATGCTAATGCTTTTAATCAAGCGCAAGCTGAAAAGCAGATGGAATTTCAAAAGGAAATGAGAGCTACACAATATCAAACTACTGTTGATGATTTAAAAAAAGCCGGTCTTAATCCAATGTTAGCTTATAGCCAAGGAGGAGCTGGTACACCAGCGGGTGCTGCTGCATCATCTACAGCACCTCCAAAAGTAGAAAATGCTATGGCAAATGCTGTAAACGCTGCTTTAACAGCTGCGCAAGCTCAAACACAATTAGTTCAAAACAAATTAACTCAAGCTCAGACTAATCAGTCTGATGCTTATGCTGATAATTTAAAATCACTAACTGCAAATAATCGTGATTTAAATCCTAATATTAGGCAAGAATTAAAAAACTTAACTGCCCAAGAACTTTTAGCAAAAGCTCAAATGAGAGCTAATAATGCTAAAGCTGCTTTGGATGAGTCTATTTATCCAAAATATGCAGCGGAAGGTCAATATCATAAAGATTTTAGTTATGCTCCATTTATAGCAAAAGATTTAGGACAAGTTGCTTCGTCCGCTTTTGGTTCATTAAATGCTTTAAAAAATCTAATAAGGAAATGAAAATGTCAAAAAACGCTGTTTTTTTACGTACACCCTACAACTATGACCGAGATGCTGCAACTAATGAGTCAGGGTTGCGTTGTGAGGACGCTTCCTTGGCTCAGCAGCATTTCAAAGAAGAATGTGATATAAACACAATTCTTCAAAAATTTAATATAACGGGCTTATTGCCCGAAGCCCCTTTATCGCCACGTTATGGCGATTTCACAGGCATTGGTGACTACCATACTGCTTTAAACCGCGTTATCGCGGCTCAAGACGAATTTGAGGCATTACCAGCCCAAATTAGAGCTCGTTTCGAGAACGATCCTTCAAAATTAATCGACTTCTTGGAAGACGATAAAAATCGACCAGAAGCCGAGGAACTCGGATTGGTCGAAAAAGCAGCTGCCGAAGCCGTAGAAGCTGCTAAAAATAGCCCTGAAAAGGCGGCCGATTAGGCCGTAGCACAGTTACCTTACTTGATGTAACTGTGCTAGGTGACACCAAACCGCAAAATGTACCAAAAAGGGAGATGATTATGATGTATAGAAAACCAGTTAATAAATACCGTTCGGCTAAATCTTTTAGACGTAACGCAAAACGTACAAAATCAGCAAATATGGCTAAATCGCCACAACGTGGAGGCTGGAGGCTTTAAAAACCTCCAGGCACCTCACATGCCTTGTTATCATCCATTAAGAGCATATCAATGCTCTGACGGTCATATCGTGTTTTACGAAAGTAAAAGACACGATACCGTAAAAACGCTGTCATTACCCTGCGGCCAATGTGTTGGCTGCAGATTAGAACGCTCACGTCAGTGGGCGATTAGATGTATGCATGAGGCACAAATGCATACACAAAACTGTTTTATAACCCTCACTTACAATGATGCACATCTCCCAAGCGATAGATCACTACACTACCGAGACTTTCAACTCTTTATTAAAAGATTACGAAAACGGTACCCTGGACGCAAAATACGTTATTACATGGCTGGTGAGTATGGCGAAAATTTCGGCCGGCCTCACTTCCACGCCTGTCTCTTCGGAATCGATTTCGATGATAAGAAACTATGGAAAAGGACTTCCGCTAATTCTATGTTATATACATCCCGAGACCTTGAAATACTGTGGCCATTTGGTTATTCCTCCGTTGGAGACGTTACTTTCGAATCGGCGGCCTACGTCGCAAGATATATTATGAAAAAGGTAACAGGAAAAAATGCAAAAGAACATTACACAGAGATTGACCTTGAATCAGGGGAAATCACTACTCGTAAACCCGAGTTTACGAAAATGAGCCTTAAGCCTGGAATTGGTTATGAATGGTATAAACAATACACTTCCGATGTGTATCCCCACGACTATGTGATAGTTCGTGGAAAAAAAGTCAAACCCCCAAAATACTATGATAAAAAATACAAAATAGATCAACCGTATGAGTTTGACGAATTACTTTACTTCCGAGAAAAGTCTGCTAAACTTAACTATGAAGATAATACTCCTGAGCGATTACTTGTAAAAGAACAAGTAGCAAAGGCAAAACTTCAAAAACTTAAACGTAACCTCACTTAAGGATATTCCTCATGAAACTAGTACTATGTACCGTAAAAGACCGCGCAGCCGATGCGTTCGGTCGTCCAATGTTTGTTCCTTCCGTTGGTGTCGCAATTAGGAGCTTTAGCGACGAAGTTAACCGCTCTGACGCTGATAATCAGTTATATAACCATCCTGATGACTTTGATTTATACGAATTAGGAGAGTTTGATGACAATACTGGACAATTCGCTTTACATGATCAACCAAAACTATTATCTTTAGGGAAACAGGTAAAAATCCCTAAAGAATGATTTAAACAAAACCGACTCAAAGGAAGTATCTTTGGGTCGGAATAAACCTAGGAGCTCGTTAACATGCATCGCAACCAATCGGTAAATGTTCATCAATT